GAATGGTTGGAAGGGATCTTCCCGTAGATTTAATAAATAAAAGTTAAAAGGGTATTAAATGGCTACTAAATCAAATTTACTTAAAAAAGTACCGAAGAAAAAAAAACGTATATCACATATTACTGTTGACGAACAGTATACAGGACCTGAACCTGAGTTTACTGAGGGAGAAGAAATTATAGAAAAACAGGTGCGTGATGGATTTAATTATTACACTTACCATAGAAATGTTAAAGATGCCAAAAAATACATCGCAGAATATCTAGTTGATTATGGTCGTATAGATGAAGCAAAACAAGTTAAAGCATGTCCGGAGATTTTTATTATTCCTACCTATGGATGGCTTGCTCGTATGTCTACTCGTGGTGCTAAGTTTAATGTTGAAATGGATGTTATTGAAAGATTAGATAAACATGTTGAATATATTTGCAAGCAAGGTAGTATTAAAAAAGAAACAATTAGTGTAAAACAAGAACAACGAGCCCAAGGTCCGACTATACAAGACAGGATTAAAGACCAATCTGATGAAATGGATAGCCAATTTGTTCAATGGACTGATATGTATGTTGAGAATACAAACTTGTTTAATCCTGCTATTATTGATCCTTATGGATATTTACAAAGTTGTAATTGTACTCAAGCTCATGCACGACGCATTAAAAAAGATTGGGAGATAGAACTTGAAGAATTTAAAGAAGCCCTTAAAGGAACCGACGACGATCTTAAAGAAGCATATTCACATTTGCTAAAAAATAAGCGAATGGAAGGGTTAATTGAACTTATAAATAGGTTCATCGATGCGTGTGATGTTATAGTTGGAGAATCGAAAGCAACACGGAAACAACGTAAAAAGAAACCAGTAAGTGTTGAAAAACAAATTTCTAAACTCAAATATAAACAAACAGATGCAACTCTTGGAATTACTAGCGTCAATCCTACTAATATTATTGGTGCTACTATGGCAATTATATACCAGTGTAAATATCGTAAATTGGGTGTTTATGTAGCAGACGATGATCGCGGCTTTAAAATTAAAGGTACAACACTTCTTAATTTCAGCGATGCAAATTCAACTAAAAAGACCCTCCGGAAGCCTAAAGAGCAATTAAATTTTGCTAAAAAGGCAACAAAACATAAGTTTGGTAAATGGTTTGAATCTGAAATCAAAACAACCGAAACTAAACTTACTGGTCGTATATCTGACGATACAGTTATCCTGCAAACTTTCAAGTAACATAACCAGTTTCCGAATAAATACTATACGGAGACATGCGTTATGGCCGCGAGAGATACTTTAACAAGAGAAATAGAACTTCGCCTAGGCGGAGGAATGGTAGATGTTGAGCTAGATCCTGATCATTATAATCTAGCAATTACTAAAAGTCTGGAAAAATATCGACAACGAAGTTCTCAAAGTACGGAAGAATCGTTTGTTTTAATGGAACTTAAAATAGATGTATCCGAATATACATTACCCGACGAGGTTATTGAAGTAAGAGATATTTATAGACGAGTAACAGGATCACATAGTTCATCTGGTAATGATATAGAACCATTTGAAGCGGCGTATTTAAATACCTATCTATTACATTCAGGAAGGGCAGGCGGATTAGCAACATTTGAAGCATACGCTGAACATAGAGAACATTTAGGTAAAATGTTTGGATCAGAAATTATGTTTGATTATCGCCCCCAAAGTAAAAAATTACGTGTTCACAGACGTATAAAAGCAGATACAGATGTTGTTCTTCATGTTTATAATTATAGACTTGAAGAAAATTTAATTATAGATACATACTCTGGTCCGTGGTTGAAAGACTATTCATTGTGCCAAGCAAAATTAATGTTAAGTGAAGCAAGAAGCAAATTTGGTGCTATTGCTGGACCCCAAGGAGGCACTACATTAAATGGCGACGCCTTGCGTCAGGATGCCATTGCAGAAATAGACAAGTTAGAACAAGACTTAACTCTCCACAACGAAGGTAGCGATCCTCTCGGGTTTGTCATAGGTTAACAGACTACTTAACCGGTAAAATTGCCCATTTTTTCGCCTTACCGATAAATACATAAAAGTTAAAACAAGTTAATTCCATTATTTAAAGGAAAGAATTATGGCAACATTAGTATCACCAGGTGTGGCGGTATCGGTTATAGATGAAAGTTTTTACGGCTCGGCAGGCGCAGGAACAGTTCCACTTATTATCGTTGCATCCTCACAAGATAAAGCAGATGGCACAGATTCGACCGCAACAGCAGGATATACTACTTCTGCTACAGCAGTTAAACCTCATCTGATTACAAGTCAACGAGAACTGCTTCAACAATATGGTAAACCATATTTTAAATCAGTATCAGGAACAGTTCAACAAGGTTACGAAACAAACGAATATGGTTTGTTAGCGGCTTATTCATATTTAGGTGCCGCAAACAGAGCATATATTATGAGGGCCGATGTTAATACTTCACAATTAGAACCTTCATCAATAGAGCCTACAAGTGCTCCGCCTAACGGTGCTTGGTGGTGGGACTTAGGAAACACTACATTTGGTCTATTTGAATATAAGCAAGTTAGTGTAGAATCAAGTGCATGGGTTGCACAAACAGTTACTATTCCAACTGCAACAGCAACAGATATAACAGCCGGCAATGTTCCGGAAGCCGCATTTGGTAGTAATGGCGATTATGCCTTAGTACCTTATACAAACGCAGGAATTCCTCTTACTGCACCTTCATTTTATAAGAAAGATTCGGGTGCATGGGCAACAGCAGAAACAGGAAATTCAGGTATTACAGCAGTATGGGCTAGACCACATTATGATCCACCAGCCGCTCCAAGTATTGGCGATGTATGGATTAAGTTAACTACTGCAAATAGCGGAATGAATATTTCTTATAAAGAATACAGTACAACATCAACTGCATGGGCTTCAAGAACAGTAGGCGTATTTGCAAGTGATGCAATGGCATGTATACCTGGTAATATTACCTCTGGCACACAAGCAACGGCTTCAGCGGTAGTTGGAACAGGTGGCAGTGATGGTCTAGAAACAGCCAATATAACTCTTGTTGATGGTGGTTCTGGTTATACTGAAGCACCAACAGTAGTAATAACTCATGCTACTGGTACTTCTGCAACTGCAACTGCAACAATCGGAACAAATGGTAAAGTAACCGGTATTGCTGTTACTGGTGCTGGTACAACCTATACAACAACTGGTCCAACTATTACACTTATTGGTGGTACCAACCCAGCGGCAGATTCAGTTTACATTCAAAAAACTTCAGATGCTACAGCAGGAGGTTCAGGTGAAATACAATATAACGGCGGAACAACCCATGTAGCAGGAACAGAAGAATCAATAGCATTTTATGTATTTCCAGGATCAAGTGCAACATCGGCGGCGGTAGGTGCCGCATCAGTGCCAGTTGCATTAAATGCAGACGGAACAACACCAACTGCTGACAAGGTAATTCATGCATCAAGTGCTCCAACCGCAGTAGCAACCGATGGTACTTATTGGTATGATACTACTCTTGCATTAGACATATACAAAAAAGCATCCGGGGCATGGCAAAAACAAGCAGTTTCTAAATATGGAACAACTGTTCCTGCCAGTCCTAGCAATGGAGATGTATGGGTAGACACTAACGATTTGGATAATTATCCTGTTATAAAAGTTTATGATAGTGCAAATGCGATATGGACTACAAAAGATAATACAGATCAATCCACTGCTGATGGAGTAGTTTTTGCAGATGTAACACCAGACACAGGTGTTACAGCAGGACAAAGTCCTACTAATTTTTATAGTGGATATCCAAATCCAGCAATTTATCCAGATGGTATTTTTGCTGTTAATGGAGCAAGAAGTTCGTATCATGTACGAAAATATGATGCAAATGCAACATTATCAACAAGTGTCGCGGCAGCATGGAAATGGGTTACAGCCGCAGGTAATAAAGCAAATGGTGCTGGATTATATGGCAGAAAAAGCCAAAGAAAAGTTGTTACTACAGCAATGCAAGCCGCAGTAGCAGGATGTGTAGCAATAAGAGAAGAGTCATATACATTCTCAATTATTGCATCTCCAGGTTATCCTGAATTAGCAGATGAAATGAATACATTAGCAACAGATAGAAAAAATACAGCATTTGTTGTTATTGATCCTCCTTTCAGACTTGCAACAGCAGGTGTAGCAAATTGGATGTTAGGTACAAGTACTACCGAAAATGGTGAAGATGGATTAGTAAGTAAAACAGCATATTCTGCTGTATATTATCCTAGTGCATATACTACCGATTTAGATGGTAATACTGTAACATGCCCAGCATCACATATTGCATTAAGAACATTTGCATATAATGATGATATTGCGTATCCGTGGTTTGCTCCGGCAGGCTTAACACGTGGTGTCATTGCTAATGCTACTAATATTGGTTACTTAGATTCAGAAGATGAATTTGTTCCGGTAGCATTAAGTGGTGGTGACCGAGATACATTGTATCAAAATAAAGTAAACCCATTAGCAAACTTTCCAGGACAAGGAATATTTGTTTATGGACAAAAAACATTAAATCCAACTTCATCGGCATTAGATAGAGTAAACGTAGCAAGATTAATTGTTTACTTAAGAGAACGGTTAGATGTATTAGCAAGACCGTTTGTGTTCGAACCAAATGACGAACTTACAAGAGCTAATGCAAAAGATGCTGTTGAAAGATTCTTAGCAGACATTTTAGCAAAACGAGGTTTATATGATTTTGCGGTTGTTTGTGATGGAACAAACAATACTCCTGCAAGAATTGATAAAAATGAAATGTATATTGATGTAGCAATTGAACCGACTAAAGCGGCAGAATTTATATACATTCCGATACGGGTTGTTAACACAGGCGACCTTTCAGCAACAAGCTGATTTCTACCTCCTTAAAGGGCCATCAAAATTAATGGCCCTTTTTTCCTTAGTTAAAAAATCTAGACAATATGATAAATAATATTAAGCTCAAAAACACTTTAGGAGTAGTCGATGGCTAATTTAAATAAGTTTGGTGTACCGCTTTCTGGTAACACAAGTGCAGTTTTGATGCCGAAACTTGCGTATAGGTTTAGGGTAACCTTTACAGGACTAGGCGGAACTGGCACGGATACAAAAGCATTGACACGTGAAATTATAAGTGTAGGGCGTCCACAATTAACACACGATGAAATTCAAATTGATGTTTATAACTCTAGAATATTTTTAGCAGGCAAACATACTTGGGAGCCTATTGCTATCGTAATGAGAGACGATATTAATTCGGATGTTATTACATTGTTGAATTCTCAAGTACAAAATCAAGTTGATCATTTCGAACAGTCAGCGGCAGTTGCCGGTAGTCAATACAAGTTCGGTTCAATAATTGAAACGTTAGACGGAACAAATAGTTCATCTAGTGGCACAACGGTACTTGATAAATGGTCGTTATCAGGTTGTTTTGTTCAAAATATGCAATGGGGTGAATCTAATTATTCAACCAGTGAACCAGTTCAACTTACAATGACTGTAAGATTCGACAATGCAGAGCATTTAGTAGGTGAAACGAATACGTTGAAAACCCAGAATATTACTTCAACAACATTAGATCAATCTACTGCTACATCATAATAATTGAGGTCGTCGTATGCCAGTTAGTTCAATTTTGCGTAATTATGCAGATATTGCTTATTCCACTCAGAATGATGGCGGCCCTCTAACAGCGGTGCCTCGCCAAAAATTTCAATTTGTAGTTGAATTTAAGTCAACAGTAACAACTCTCCAAGATCAGTTGGATAAATTAAAATTAGTAATACGGTCTGCTGAACTGCCTAGTTTTCAATTTGATACTCAAACATTAAATCAATATAATAGAAAACGAGTTATTCAAACAAGGGCAAATTTTCAACCTGTTACTATTACATTTATGGATACAAGAGATAACAAATGGCAAAATGTTTTTAAAGAATATCTTAATTATTATTATAAAGATGGCCGAACATTTGGACATAATTTTGAAACATCCGATACAGTACAAGAATATGCAACAACAGATAATTTTGGTTTACAGTCCCCTAGGGAAACCACTTCGGGCTCGTTTGAGCGATACTTTTTTAGCCAAATTAGAATACATAGAGAATATGGCGGAGTAGGTGCCCCAACACAAGAATCTATTACACTCTTTAATCCTGTTATAACTACATGTAGCCATGATACTCTTGATTATTCTGATTCAAGTGCAATTCAGTGGAGTGTTCAATTTGCATATGAAGGTATTACTTATGATGATAGTTGGGGTGAACGTAATATGTCAAATTTAGGTAGTGATATTTCTGCATTTATAAAAAATGCAGGATCGGCATTAAGTGCGTTGGGCGGTAGATTAGGATTCTAATATGGCATATAAATCTGAAGCAACATCAACAACATCTGAAAATACCGGATTAAACAGGGCCCAAGAGATTAGAGCAACTCTAGGCGAAGATCCGGTAGAATTTGATAGTAGGTTAATTGGTAATTTAGCATCAGCAACATTTGACTTTTTACCAACAGAACATGATATTGTAGTTGGAGAATTGCAAAGCGCAGGAATTTCTAAATTAGCAAGTAAGACACTGGCCTTTGAAATACTAGCATTAGCAAAATATTATAATAAAAAATATGACGAATTTTTACCACTTATAGATGTAAATGGTCTTGATCTTACAAATGAGATCATCTCAACATTAAATACTACTAGAGCTTCGAATAACCAATTAGGAAGGCAAAACGTATCAGTAAATGAATATGTTTCTAGACAAGTAGTAGATTAATGGCGACAAAATATCAACAAGGACATTATAGTCCTCAAAATCCAAATAAGTATATCGGAAAACACGAACCTATATATAGATCAGGGTGGGAATTGGCATTTATGCGGATGTGTGATAACCATCCAAATATATCTAAATGGGCATCCGAAGCACAACAAATAGAATATATGAATCCTTTTACAGGCAAACGATCTAGATATATACCTGACTTTTTTATTGTTTACACTGATAAAGAAGGAAAAAATCATGCAGAAATTATAGAAATTAAACCATATAAACAAGCAGAAATAAAAGAAGCAAGATCAAAATCAGATAAAGCAAAGGTTGTGTTAAATATGGCTAAATGGGAAGCCGCTAAACAATGGGCAAATAAAGCAGGTATACGATTTCGAGTTGTTACGGAACACGAAATATTTCATAAAATGAAAAAGAAAAAACAAAAATGACTAAAAAACTTGAAGAAACATTTAATCTTCCTAGTATTTCGGAAATAAATCAGAATGATATTAAAGACATGCAAAATAATAATTTTGCAGACAATATGTTACCTTATCCGGTTTTTGATAAAGAAAAAGAAGCATTATCATTAGCAGATAAGATAGACAAAGCATTACCTGCTGTTAAAGATATAAACACAAGCGACCAAGACATGGATAGGTATGCTGATAAAGCAGAAAAAGCATTTGAAGATTTAATGGATTTAGGTTTTAATGTGGAAGATAGAAATGCCGGTCATGTATTTAATGCGGCACAAACTATGTTAAAAAATGCAATTGATGCTAAAAATGCAAAATCAGATAGAAAATTGAGAGCAATCGAATTACAACTTAAAAAACTTAGATTAGACCAAAATGAATCTAAAAATGCAAGTTATGAACACGTAATTGATGCGGATCATATCGTAAGCGACCGCAATTCTCTCATTACTGAGCTTACAAAAAGACTAATAGATGATAAATAATTAAAATACATTTCGAGGATTTATTATGACATATCAAAACTCAGCTCAATTACTTCGTAATTATTCGGATATAATTAAAGAAATGCAACAAGAACAGGATGTTGTTGAAGCAGAAGAAACCGATGAAGAAGAAATCGACGAATCAAAAGAAGAAGAAAAAGAAGAAGTTGACGAAGCCAAAGAAGAAGACTCCGACGACGACGACAAGGAATAGTACATGAAATCTTTTAGCCAGTACTTAACCGAAGCAGAAAAAGAACATGCTTTTAGGGTTAAAGTTGCAGGAGATCTGAAAGACGAGCAATTAGATAGAATGGAAGAAGCCTTAAAGAAATATGAGGCATTTTCAATATCTAAACCCAAGAAGACAATAATGCAATCTTCTGCTCCAGATTTTGATGACTTAGGTCCTGCAGAAATAAACATTATAGATTTAAAAACTCGGCAGCCTGTTGCTCCACATATCTTATTAAATGATATTGTTGAAGCATTAGGTGTACCTGAATCTATAGTTAGAGTTAACAACCCTGCAATGGAAGACGAACAGCTGGCAGCAGACGAGAAAAAAGAGTTACTTTCGACAGATTCAGAATACCCAAAAGACGAACACGGCGAACCAGGTTCTAAATTTTATGGTGACGAATTTAATTCGGCGTTTCTTAAAGAGCTTGCTAAAGATAGGGCAACACCTAAAACCGAGTTTGCTAAAAAGCCTGAAAAAGTTGAAGTAATGAAAAACGAATCGCCAGGTAAAGATAGTCCATTATCTAAACTTCACAATCCAGATCCAAGAGGGAAAAAATAATGAATTTAGCTGATATTTTAAAACTAGCCGGACTAACACAACAAGAACCAATGAGTTCATTAAGTTCACCAGGATCTAGTTGTAACCAGCATATGAATCCAGATGATATGCGTACC